GGACTCCGAGACGATCTACCAGGCGCTTTTCGACCTCACCGCCAGCCTGGCCTGGAGCCCCGGCGGCGCGCTCGCCTCCTCGTCTCGTCGGGTGAAGACGTTCGAGGACCTGCCCGCCCAGCCGGCGCTCTGCCAGGCCGAGACCGACGAGACCATGACCCAGGTCACCAGCCAGGTCGCGGTGACCACGCTGGGCGCCAGCTGGCTGATCTACCACCAGGCCGGCAAGGACGACGACGCCGTCCCGGCCCAGACCACCAACGCCATCCTCACCGCCGTGCGCGGCCTCTTCGTCGATCCCACCGATCCCGACTTCGCCCAGACCCTCGGCGGCCTGGTGCACAAGTGCTGGATCGAGGGCCGCATCCAGAAATTCCAGGGCGACCTCGACGGCCAGACGCTGCTCGTCGTCCCGATCAAGATCCTCGTTCCAGCCTAGGGAGGCCCGCGATGGCCGAAGACCCCGCCGCGACCCCGTTCGCGGCAAGCGCAACCGCGTCTCCGACGCCCACTGAGCCGCCGGCCGCGGCGCCCGTCGCCGAAGCGGCCCAAGCGTTCCCGACTCTCGGCGACGTGATCGCGGCGATCATCCGCAACGGCCTTTCCAACGGCCCCATCGCCCAGTCCTCGGCGACCTGGGACCACCTCATCACCCGGCTCCCTCAGATCGTGGCAGCCATCATGAAGGAGCTCTGACATGGCTCAGTCCGTCTTCGGCGTCGGCTTTCTCTTCGCCACGCCCCAGGGCACGACCCCAACCCCGACCCGTTTCGGCCGCCTGCAGGACGTGCAAGTCGATTTTTCCTACGACAGCAAGCTGCTCTACGGCTCGAACCAGTACGCGCTGGAGCAGGCGCGCGGTAAGGCGAAGATCGACCTCAAGGCCGCCGTCGGCGTGGTCGACCCCAACCTTTTCAACAACATCTTCTTCGGCCTCACCACGGCTGCGGGCGAGACGCTGAACAGCGTCGACGAGTCGGCGACGCCGTCGTCGGGCACGTTCACGGTCGCCAACGCCAGCACCTTCTCGCAGGACCTCGGCGTCTACAACACCGTCACCGGCCTCTGGCTGACGCGCGTCGCCGCCACGCCGGCGATCGGCCAATACGCCGTGAACACCTCGACCGGCGTCTACACGACCAACACCGCCCAGAACGGCCAGCTGCTGAAGGCGTCCTACACCTACGCCTCGGCCGCCACCGGCTCGAGCCTCAGCTTCACCAACCAGATCATGGGCTCGACGGTGATTTTCTCGGTGCAGCTGGTGAACAAGTTCCGCGGCTCCGACGGCGTCGTCCGCTCGCTGTTCCTGAACTTCCCGGCCGTCCAGTGCCCGAAGCTGTCGATGCCGCTCAAGCTCGACGATTTCACCCTGCCGCAGCTCGACATGAGCGCCCAGGACAACGGCTCGGGCAATGTCTTCAACTATTCGATGACGGGGTGATCCATGGCGGATGTCACCATTGGCGGGCGAACCTGGTCGGTCAGCCTGCCCAACTTCAAGAAGCTCAAGGCCGCCTGGCCCTATATCGCCCAGGTCCAGGCCGCCACCGATCCGATGGAAAGCGTCGCGGCGATGCTGGGCGTGATCGCGGTGGGCTCAGCGGTCCCGACCACGGTCGACGAGCTCGAAGAGGCGCTGACGCCGGCGGAGCTGCCGGCCATGCGCCCCTTCATCAACGCCCTCATGATCGAGATCGGGCTCGCGGCGGGGGAAGCGACGCCGGCGGAGGAGGCGGCGAGCCCTTCGACGGCGACTTCGACGACATCATCTGCGCCATCCTCGCCGGCGTCGGAAGCGCCGACTGGGACGGGGTAGAGCAGAGTTGGAACCTGCATCGCTACGCCGCCTTGGCGCGGCACTGGCGCCGAGAGGGACCGCCGATCTACATCTCGGCGGCCGCCTATCTCGGCCTGCGCAAGCCCGCGTCCTCGGCCGCCGATCGTCTTGAGGGCGATGACCTGCTGAATCTCCTCGCCGTGTTCCCGGGCAGCCAGCCTGGGCTCTGATGGACGTCGCGGTCTCTCGCTGTTGGCGTGTATTTGACCGCCGCGTTGGAGCAGATCGTGGCCTCGGTGGGTTGCTCGATTGTTCTTAACATTCGCGTTGCGGTATGCTCTACCTGCGGCGAAGACTGCGGGGGCGACGGTGCGGGGGCGCATGTTTCGGAAGACCGAGGAAGTGCGGGCGGCCGCGCGGCTGCTGATCCTGGGCTTGATGGCGCTTTGCGCGTGCAGCCCACAGAAGACGAACGGAACCGAGCCAACCTCGGCGCCGGCGGCGAAGGCGGCCGATGGGCCGTTCGGTCTCGTGTTCGGAGAACCGCTCAGCGCGCTGGGGCCCACAAGTCCGGAGAGCACGCCCGACATCTACGATGTGCTGTCGCCGCCGAAACCCGATGCGGATTTCAACCTCATCGCCGTCGTCGCGCATGCGACCACCGGCGTCTGCGAGATCTCCGCGGGGCAGCCGCTCATCCTGGGCGACTTGAGCGGCGCCAAGGTGAAGGCGGCGGTCGATCAGCTGGAGACCGTGGTGTCGTCCAAGTATGGGCCGCCGAAGCAGAAATTTGATGTGTGTCGGGAGTCGGCGTCGTCGTGCTCTCAGGCCTGGAGCGAGGCCCTCGCCAACCGCAACGCCGTCTACGGCTATGTCTGGTTCCCGGCTGCGCCGACCAAAGGCGGCGTCTGGCGGATCATAGCTGACGTTGCAGCCCACAATGCGCTCGAGACGCGAGCGGCCCTGTCCTACGACGGCGTCAACCACGCCGCCTGTGATGCGGCGGCTGCCGCCGCGAAGAACGGTTCGCTGTAGCTGGCGACGACCGCGACCGGGATCGGCCGCGGATCCACTCGAAGAGCCTGTTTGACCCGAAACGCGCGGCGAATCCGCGCGGCTGGGCCCTGGACGCCGGAGGAGGTCGCGAATGTCCGACACCGATCTCCAGGTCACCTTCGGGGCCGATACGAGCGCCCTGACCAAGGGCGCCGGCGAGGCGCAATCGGCCATCGCCGACTTCGCGCCGAAGATTCAGCAACTCAGCCAGTCTTTCGCCGCGCTGGCGAGCGAACTCAAGGACAGCTTCAGCGGCCTGCAGTCGCTGGCGAGCGGCCTCGCCTCGGCCGGCCAGGCGGGCGCCGCCGGACTGGCCGGCGTCGCCGGGGCCGCCGGCGGCGTGGTGATGGCCGTCGCCGCGGTCACCGAGATCGCGCTCGGGGCCGCCGGCGCCATGGCGCAATGGGCGGCGGCGACCGCGACATCGAGCAGCGCCAGCGCTGACGCCAGGCAGAACGCCGCGGGTCTCAACACCGCGCTCGGCCAGGCGCATGACGCCTTGACCGACGTCGGCAATGCGCTCGCCAACGCGCTGGCGCCCACGCTCACCGTCGTCGTCCAGGGGATCGCCCAGCTCGCGCAGGGTTTTCTCGCCAGCTATTCCAGCGGCGGGGCGGCCAAGACGATCGTCGATGCGATCACCGCCACGGTGAAGTTGCTTGCCCTGGCGGCCGGCGCGACGGCGCTGGAGGTCACCGCCGCCATCGACGTCGTTCGCGGCGGCTATGCGGCCCTCGGGCCGGTCTTCCAGATGGCGATCGATGAGGTCGTCGGATGGGGCAAGCAGACGGGCGATGCGGCGATCACGGCCGGGAAGCTCATCTATGACGCCCTGACCAACAACATTCTCGGCGGCGCGAGCGACGCGGCGGCGGGCTGGAAGAAGATCCAGCAGGACGCGGACGAGACCGCGAAGGTCGTCGCGGCCGACGCCGCGAAGATGCGCGCGGCCTTCATGCGGAACGGCGGCGAGGAAATGGTCGGCGCCGTCGGCGCGTACGGCGACCTCGCCTCGAGGCTGATTACGCCGGGCGCGAACGGCGCGGGCGCGCCGCAGGCTCCGCAGGGCGCGGGCGCCGCCGGCAATGGCGCCGGCCAGGGCCCTCAGACCGGCGGCAGCAGCGGCGCCGGCCAGCAGCAGGCCCAAGCCCAGCAATGGGCCGACCAGCTCCACCAGACCGAAGTGCAGGCCGCCGCGGCCAGTGGCGACTACATGAAGGACCAGCTGTCCTCGGAGGTCGCCTTCTGGCAGCAGAAGCTGGCGCTCACCCAGCAGAACTCCAAGGCCTGGTTCGACGTCCAGGACAAGCTGTTCCCGCTCCTGAAACAGCAGCAGTCCGAGGCGTTCTCCGCCCTGGTCGCCGGCGACAAGAAGGCGATCGAAAGCGACCGCGGCAATGCCGCGCAATGGGCGGCTGACTGGACCAAGTATCTGGCGGACGTGGCCCACGCCTACGGCGCCGACAGCGCCGCCTATCGGAACGCGCTCACCGAGAAGCAGAACGCCGAGAGCGAAGCCGACAAGCAACTCGTCGCCCAGAGCGAAAAGGCGATCGAGCAGCAGACCGCCGCCATGCGCAAGGGCTACGCCGACCAGGCGACCACCGCGAAGGCCAGCTCCGAGGAACAGATCGCCGCGGTCAAGCTCCAGTTCGACATGGGCAAGATCAGCGCCGACCAGTACTTCGGCGACGTCCAGGCGATCCACCAGAAGGAGGACGCGGCCCAGATCGCCTCGGTGCAGGCGCAGCTGCAGGCCGTCACCGACGGCTACAACAAGCAGATCGCCGTCAAGGGCCTCACCTTCGACGCGGCGATCGCCTTGGACGACAAATATGTCGCCGAGTGGGGGCAACTGCAGACCAAGCTCGGCGCCCTCACCACCGATGCGCTCCGCCAGTGGCTGTCCGATCAGGCCGCCACCCTGATGAAGTTCAAGCAGAGCTGGAGCTCGGTGGTCGATCCGATCGTCTCCGGCTTCAACAGCGGCGTCGTCGAGATGATCGAGGGGACGAAGTCGTTCCAGCAGGTGATGCGCTCGGTGGGCCAGCAGATCCTGACCGACTTCGTCACCAACGTCATCGACAAGCAGGTCGAGTCCTGGCTCTGGGGCGTCACCGAGCAGGTTCTTGCGACCGCGCAGGGGCAGGCGCTGCTCGACATGCTGGGCATGCAGCAGACCGCGCTCTCCATCGCCAACGACATGAAGCGCGTCGCCTCCAACGCCACCGCCAACACCGTCATGACCGCCTCGAACACCGCCGCCCAATCGGCCGGTCTGGGCACGATGCTGGCGCAGACCTTCGCGTGGCTGAAGGCCGACGCGGCGAAGGTGTACGGTGGGGTCTTCGCCGCGCTGTCGCAAAACCCGGTCACCGCGATCGCCGCGGCCCCGGTCGCCGCGGCGGCCGCGGCCAGCGTGATGAGCTTCAGCTACGCCGAGCAGGGCTGGTGGCAGGTGCCGTCCGACAATATGCCGACGCTGCTGCACAAGGACGAGCAGGTGCTGCCCGCCCGCATCGCCAATCCGGCCCGCAACTTCTTCGAAGGGCTCGCCAGCGGCGGCGCCTCGATGGGCGCCGGCCACAGCTTCAATTTCGGCGACTTCAATGTGCACGGCGCGCCGTCCGGGATGTCGTCCTCGGAGTTTCGCCAGGCGCTGAGCGACCACGCCTCCCACGTCGCGGGCGCGGTCGCCGGCGCGCTGCGCAACGGCTACATGCCGCCCTACAAGCAGCCGACCGGACGCCTCTAGCTCGGCCCCTTCGCGACGGGCCTGCCGCCGCGCGCCTGAACCAACACCACGTCGACGGGAAGGGGGCCTATGTCCATCACGCCCTTCATCCCGCCGAGCTTCCTGACCGGGCTGCCGACAGGCATCTGGGCCGGCGCGAACGGCCTGCCGGTGCTGCCCTATCTGCCCGGCCAGGAAGTCAGCGTCTCCAAGGCGCCGCGGTGGTCGACGCAGGTGATCCGCGCCGCGTCCGGCCGCGAACGCCGCACCGCCTATTGGAACTATCCGCTCTGGCAGTTCGAGCTCAGCTACGGGGTGATCCGGCATCGCCCGACCCAGGCCGAGCTGTTCGCGATGTGGGAGTTCTTCAACGTCCTGCAGGGGCAGTTCGCGCCCTTCCTGTTCGTCGATCCGACCGACTGCCAGGTCCCGACCAGCGCCCTGCTCGACACCGCCGGCGCGCCGATCCTCGACACCAGCGGCGCGCCTTTGCTCGACGGCAGCGGCGCCCCGGTCGGCGAGACCTTCGGCGTCGGCGACGGCGCAACGACGACGTTCCAGCTCATCCGGGCGATCAATAGCTTCACCGAGCCGGTCTACGCCGTCTTCCAGCCGATCATCTTCGACAACGGCGCCTGGGTCGCCTCGGGCTTCACGATCGGCGAGAGCGGTTCGATCACCTTCAGCGCCCCGCCCGCCAGCGGCGCCGTGCTGCAATGGGCCGGCTACTTCTACTTCGGCTGCCGCTTCGCGCAGGACGATCTCAGCTTCGAGCAGATCGTGACCCAGCTGTGGGCCGGCAAATCGCTCAAGTTCACCTCGCTCAGGGTCTGACCGATGAAGACCGCGATAGACGCCGCCTCCGCCGGCGCCGGGGCGACCGTCGCCCTGCTGAACGGCGGGGCCGATTTCCAGATGATCGATCTCTACAAGATCACCCTCAACGGCGGCGCGGTGATCCGCTGGCACGGCGGCCCGTTCAACACCTCGGTCAGCTTCACCGCCGCCAGCGGCCAGAGCGCCGCGGCCAACGGGACTTACCTGGCCGGCCCGGTCGTCGACCGCGGCAAGATCAGCACCAAGATCGGCGTAGAGGTGGCGACCTTCGACCTCCAGGTCGGCTCCACCGCCGAGGACCTGATCAACGGCGCACCGCTGATCCCGTTCGCTCAGGGACGCGGCTTCGACGGCGCCACGGTGGTGCTCTATCGCGGCTTCATTCGCGCCTGGGGCGCGCCGATCACCGGCGTCGTCATCGCCTTTTCCGGCCGCGTGACCGCGCTGAAGGACGTCTCGCGCTCGAAGTTCACCATGACCGTCTCGGCCTGGACCGTGCTGCTCAACGTCAACATGGGCCCGGACGTCTTCCAGGCCGGCTGCCTCAACACCCACTATGACGCCGACTGCGGCCTGACGCCGGTCGATGTCTCCGGCGCGGTCGCTTCGGGCGCGTCGAGCATCACCGCCTTCGACACCAACCTCACCAACCCGGACCACTACTTCGACAAGGGTATCCTCACCTTCACCTCGGGCGCCAACGCGGGCGTCAGCCGGGCGGTGCAGACCTATCTCAATGCGTCGGGCGCGATGGCCTTCTCGTTCGGCTTTCCGGCCGCGCCGGCGCCGGGCGACGCCTTCACCGCCGTGCGCGGCTGTCTGCTGACGATGGCGGACTGCACCGCGCAGGCGAACCTGATCAATTTTCGCGGCCAGCCGTTCACGCCGCCCGCGGTCACGGGGGTGTCCTGATGACCTCGATCGAGGCCCAGCGCGCGGCCGTCGTCGCCGAGGCAATGACCTGGCTCGGTACCCCCTGGCACCATCGCGGCCGGGTGAAGGGCGCGGGCGTCGACTGCGCCCAGTTCGTCATCGCCGCCTATGCCGGCGCGGGCGTCATCACCGACTTCGACACCGGCGAATATCCGCGCGACTGGCACATCCATCGCGACCAGGAACGCTTCCTCACCTTCGTGCCCAGCTTCGCGCGCGAGATCGCCGAGGCCGACGTGGGCGCCGGCGACCTGGTGCTCTGCAAGATCGGCCGGGTCTATTCGCACGGCGTCATCGTCACCGCCTGGCCGCAGGGCATCCACGCCGCCGTCAATGCCGGCCGCGTCACCCTGTGCGACCTCGACCGCGACGTCGGCTTGATCTCCGGCCCCCGCCGCTATTTCACCCACAAGGATTGGTGACGTGGCCGGCCGCTCAGCTTCCAACGCCGTCACCCGCTATGCCGGCATCCAGGTCCAGACCTCGTCGCTGGGCCTGCAGATTCCGGTCGGCTGGGGCACGTTCCGCTGCCGCTGCAACCTGGTCGACTATCTCGACTTCAAGTCGGTGGCGCAGAAGGCTGCGAGCGGGAAGGGCGGCGCCACCGTCACCGGCTATTCGTACAGCGCCACCATCGTCCTGGCGATCTGCGAAGGCCCGATCGACTTCATCACCCAGGTCTGGGTCGACGCCAAGAACTACGCCTACAATTCGGTCGGCAGCACGGTCGCCAACACCGCCAACGCCTCCGCGGCCTCGCAAGTGGGCCTCACCCTGGCGCACGGCGCGATCGGCCAGTCGGTCTGGTCCTACCTGACCAGCGCCCATCCCGGCCACGCCATCGGCTATTCCGGCCTCGCCATCGTCTATGCGGAGAACTACGCCCTCGACTCGGGCGCCTCGACCCCGGATCACAGCTTCGAGGTGGTCCGCCAGGCCGGTTTCACCGTCAGCGGCTATTCCGGCCCCGACATCGATCCGTCGCTGATGATCGCCGACTTCTTCCAGAACACGCGCACCGGTGTGCCGAGCTGGCCGGTCAGCGGTCTCCTGGATCCCGTCACCCTGACCACGGCCGCCGATTCCTATCAGAAGTACTGCATCGCCTCGGGCCTGCTGCTCTCGCCGGTCATCGACGAGGAGCGCAGCGCCTCCGACGCCCTGACCGAATATCTGCTGGCGACCAATTCCACCTGCGTCTGGTCCGAGGGCCTGCTGAAGTTCATCCCCTATGGCGACACGACCGTCACCGCCAACGGCGTCACCTACACGCCGGACCTGACGCCGGTCTATTCGCTGGGCGACGACGACTATATCGTCAAGGCCGACGGCGATGATCCGATCACGGTCGATATCCAGGACCAGTCGGACGCCTACAACGTCGTGCAGCTCGAATATCTCGACCGCACCAACCAGTACAACATGGCCATCGCCCTGGCCTCGGACGCGGCCAATGTGGCGCAGTATGGCGCGCGCCGGCAGGATCCGACCACCGTCCACTGCGTCTGCACCCCGGCCGTCGCGGCCAGCGCCGCCCAGCTCTACCTGCAGCGCACGCTCTACATTCGCGGCCAGTACAAGTTCAAACTCGGCTGGATGTTCGCGCTCCTGGAGCCGGGCGACCTGCTCGAGCTCACCGATTCAGGCCTGGGCCTCGCCGCCTACATGGTCCGGATCATCCAGATCGACGAGGACGACAAGGACGCAACCCTCGACGTCACCTGCGAGGACCTGCTGGTGGGCGTCTCCAACACGCCGCTCTACACGATGCAGGCCGGGCAGGGGACGCAGGTCAACAAGTCCGTCGATCCGGGCGGCGTCGAGGCCAACCTGCTGCTGTGGAGCCAGGATTTCACCCAGAGCGCCTGGACGAAGACCGATATAAGCGTCACGGCCAGCGCGGCGATCGATCCGATCACCGGCGCGACCGACGCCCAGAAGCTCGTACCTTCGACGGCCGACGCGCCGCATGGCGTCAGCCAGTCCTTCGCCGGGTTCGAGAACGCCAACTACACCCTGACCTGCTATTTCCAGGCCGACGAGGACTACAACGCCGAGCTTGCGCTGGGTGACGGTGGGTCGAACGTCGCGACGGTGAGCGTCGATCTTGTATCGGGCGCGGTCTTCGCGACGGCCATCGCCGGAACCGCGATGATCGTCGCTGCGTCGGTGAGCCAGGTCGGGTCGACGACCTGGTATCGCGCCCAGCTCACGGCGACCATCCCGGCGGCGACGATCAAGGCCACGATCAAGGTGCTCAACGACGCCGGCCTGTCGGGCTTCTCGGGCGTCGGATTGGAGGGACTCTATGTCTTCGGCGCGCAGGTCAGCCAGGGCGTCGATATCCGCGCCTACGCCGCCACCACGGCCGCGATCTTGGGCCCGCGGGTCTTCAATCCGCCGAGCCCGGTCACCGAAGGCGGCATGGAGACCTGGTGCGCGCTGGCCGGCGGCCCGAACTGGGGCGGCGCCAACATCTGGGTGAGCCTCGATGGCGGCGACACCTACGAACTCGTCGCCGAGACCTCGCAAGGCCCCGCCAGATTCGGCTTGCTGACCGCGAGCTATCCCATCGGCGCCGATCCCGACACCGCCGACACGCTTGCGGTCGACCTCTCGGCGTCCAACGGCGCACTCACCTCCGCCGCCGACGCGGTCGCGGCCGCCAACGGCACGCTCTGCCTAGTCGACAACGAACTGATCAGCTTCTCCACCGCGACGCTGAAGGGCCCGAACCGCTACAACCTGACCACCTATGTCCGCCGCGGCTGCCTCGGCACGACCATCGCCGCCCACGCCGCCGGCGCCGGCTTCGTCCGGCTCGACTCCGCCTGCGTGGCGCTGCCGTTCCTGACCAGCCAGGCGGGCGCCTCGGCCTATGTGAAGTTCCAGTCGTTCAACCTCTGGGGCCAGGGCGCGACACCGCTCGCGAACTGCGTCGCCTACCCCTTCACCCCGGCGTCCAATCCCGCCGGCGCGAGCCCGAACGGCAACACCGCCGGCGGCGGTGAGATCAGCCCGACCACCAACCCGACCTACGTCTCCGCGACCGATCCCTCGCTGGCCGAGGCGATTCCCAACGGCGCGTTCTGGTTCAATTCGGGCACCGGCGTCTTCTACCAGCGCCATGCGGGGGCCTGGGTCGGCGTCAACCAGATCACCGGCGGCACGGTGTTGTTTTCCACCACCGGCGCCGGCAACAGTGGCTCGTTCCTGGTCCCCGCCAACGGCCCCAGCTCCGTCACCGTCCTGGTCAAGGGCGGCAGCGGCGGCATGGGCGACACCGTCGGCGCGGGCTACCTCGGCGGCGGCGGAGGCGAGAATCTCTACACCGCGACCGTGACGCCGGGCTCGACCGTCATCAACTGGACCTGCGGCGGATCCGGTACGCCAGGCACGGGCGCTGGCGGCGCGGGCGTCGCCTCGACGGCCACGAGCTCGGCCTGGACCGGAACCATGACCGGCGGCGGCGGCGCGGGCGGCGGCGTCAGCAGCGTCGGCGCGGGCGGGTCAGCCTCCGGACCCGCCGGCAGCACCAGCACCAGCGGCGCCGCCGGCGTCCCCAACGGCCTCGGCGCCGTCACCATCACCGCGAACTGAAGCTTTCCGAGGTCAGACCCATGCGCTTTCCGCTCCGCCTGCTGGCGGCGGCTTCGGCCGTCGCGCTCGTCCCCGCCGCGGCGCTCGCCGCCCCGGTGCCGACCTACACGCCCGCGCCGACGCCCTACACCGGCGGCGAGTTGCTCTTCTGCACCAACTCGGCCGGGACCTCGTCCTACCGGTGCGACACGTCGGACGTCGCCAAGGTCGTGCTGGGCGCGACCAACGCCTGGAGCGGGCCGCAGACGTTCGGCGGCGGCGTCTCGCTCGACACCCTGCCGGCGCATGTCATCATCGTCGGCGAGGACGCCTCGCTCGTCACCGGCGTCGGGCCCGGAACCGCCGGCCAGTTCCTGGTCAGCGGCGGCGCCTCGGGCGACCCCAGCTTCACCACCCTGATCAGCGGCGCGCCGTCGACCGGCGACTGCGTCAAATGGGCCTCCGCCACCCAACTCGCCGACGCCGGCGTCCCCTGCGGCGGCGCCCCCGGCGCCAGCGGCGACCTCGTCTTCAACAACGCCGGCGCGCTGGCGGGGACGACGGATTGGCAACACCTATCGGGCGGGACGCTTTACAGCACGCTGACCGGCGGCACGGCGGCGATCTCGCTGAACTCCAACGGCAGCGTAGACGGACAAATCGGCACGGTGGACTCGACCCATTTCGGGCTTTGCTATGGGGGCCCATCAACGCTCGGGACATGTCCGCTGGAATGGAGCGGCCTGGGTGTCTCGATCACCGGCAATCAGTTCAACATCA